ATAGTTTCTGCAAACTTTGGGTTCGTAAGATAGTTTGTTCTTTTTCTTAGAACTTCTTCTCGTTTTCTTTCAAGTTCATTTTGTTTATATTTTTTATAATATGGTGAACTTTCTACTGCGAGTTCTGTATTTTTATACGGCATAGTATTACCTCACTACTCTAAATTCATAATTGTCATCATAGAAATTTATTTGTTCATCAGTAGTTCCACTACCACTCACAACTTTAATTGCAAATCTATAATTTCTTTCTGCTTGAAATCCGTTCATTCTTAGATTAAAGAAATTACCTGTTGAATCACAACTAATCCTTGAACCACTACCAAATGGAACAATTACCTCTTCAGTATCAGCATCTCTAACTTCGTAATATATTGAACCACTTGGTAAATATTTTACAGTAAGTTCTGCTGGTGTTGTATCGAATGCAGTTGTTGGATATAATTCTCTACCAACTACTCTAAATTTTACGATTGAATTTTCTTTGTATTCTTGTCTTAAATTTTTAAAGTAAACTTTTAATCTTTCTAAATCTGTTGTGGTTAGTGCTGATAAACTTCCTGTTGACCAAGAACTATCGTCCCACAATACTTCCAATTTAGGTGGGTAGATTGTATGAGTATCTGTTGAGAAAAACTTTAAGTTTCCTAATCTTGTTGAACTACTTTCATCTTTTGTAGTATCACTACCTGGATTAAAAGAAAAGTCTCTTGAACCTGTATACAATGATTCTCGTTTAACAATAAATCCTCTATTAGGAAATAATGATGAAGAATAAATATGGTTCTTTACTAAGTCTGTTACATCAATTCTTACATCTCTTGTTGCTTTGGTCATACTTAATGATGAACTAACTGAATATTGTCCACCTTGACTTCCTGTCCACCAAGAACCTCCGTCAGTCAATACTGAACCAGTTACCCAAGGTGTTTGTTCGTCGTGGTTTCTATATTGATAACTTACTCCGTCAGTCGTTACTGGGTTGTGGTCGAGTTTACCATTACCCTCAGTCCAATCACTACCACTCACCATATATGCAAATAAATTTTGATTTCTTAATAATTCTTCTGAACCAGCATCATATAAATTTAAAAAATATTTTGCAGTAGAAGGTATCACACCAGATTGTATTGATGACGAAACATCTGAATAATCAAATTGTATTAATACTCTTGAAACATTTTGAACTGAACCATTTTCAGCAACTGCTTTGTTAACTTCAAGTATTTCATCAGCACCAGTATTGATAGATGATGTTGTACCACCTGAATAAATTGTTGCGTCTTTATCTCCGAATATAAAATAATGCATTAAATGTCTCCTACTACTTTACCTAATATATCTTGATTAGGATATTTGACTTCAAAGATACTTGGGTCTAATGATGGATAGATAACTCCGTCTCTTGTTGCAGATTCAATATCATAAACATTACCACTATATCCTGATGAAGTTGTTGCTTTATTCGTTATAACAATTAATTGTTTATCTGGATTATTATCTTTTGGTGGAACTACACTTGCTACTCCGTCCACTAAAGATATTTCATATGCGATATCACTCAATACGATTGGTTGATTAATTTGCCATTTTGATACATCAAAGTGTTTTTTAACTGCTTGAACACAATTAAACAATACTTCACTTTTGTTATATCCTCTTTGAGTAATGATTGCAAACTTAACACCAACATTTACTACATACGCATTCTTCAAATTAATTGCGTCTGTTAGTATTCTGTATTGTGATAAATACATTTTTAAATTTTGTTTAACGGCATCATTTATAGAAGTTAGTTTTCTATTATCATCATATCCTAATAAATACATATTCATCGCTAATGGATTTGGTATAATGTTTGTTTCACCTTCCGTATTAGTTTCGTTTTGTTCATCTTGAACAATAAATGCTTTTGCTATGTTTCCAAATTTTTGTGGTAAAGAATAAACACGAGTAATGTAGTCTTGTCTGGTTACCGCACGATTTTGTGTATTCAGATATGCTAATGCGTTTTGTTTTATTTCAGTTAGAGTTTCTTTTGATGCTCCACCTGTCGCAGGTAAAACATTATTGAAAGATAAACTATCTTCTGCTGTTTGAACTTTTGTAGAATCTAAATTACCACTATCAATTGTAAAAGTAATATTCTTTCCTGATGTGATTGAGTTTGCCCTAACATTGTGTTCAACTGCTCCACCATAACGATATTTGATTGTTAGTGTAGTATTACTTGGTGCTAATCCATAAGTTTTTGTTTTCATAAAATTACTTGGGTCAAATGACTCATCTAATTTAGAAACACCAAATCCTAATGCTGAACCAACATTATCTGGATTAGGAACTATCACCTCATCTGGATTATCACTAATACCTGCACCAAATCTAACTTCTGTTCTATCGTCTTCTGTTACTCTTGTAATAAATCTTCTTGATGACTTAATTAATCTCAACATATAAGGTGTGTCGTTTTGATATTGAGAATATGTTGGGTCATTTAAACTTGTATTTTCTATTGATTCAAATACCGTATCTTGTGCTAAGAAAGGAACTTCATACCAAGTATTACTATTGGAATCTGTAATTGATACGATTTCCGTAACACCAGTATTTCCAAGTGTTACTTTATCAAACTTTTTAGCACTTGTAAATGTAAAAGTTTGTTCAGTAGTTGTTCCTGATTTTGCTAAAACTCTTTTCTTTAATAAAAATTCTGTTGGTATATTTCCTGAACTCGGTTGAACTACTTCAACACTCATTGGGTCAAGTGAACTCGATACTCTAAAATCAACTTGGTCTAACAAAGTAAAGTCAACTCCCGAATCTGACGATACTATTCCATTGGTTGACACTACACCTGCATAATCTAAGTCAGCAACATAACCACCACTTCCATCTGATTTGGCTGGTACGGTTTGTGTTACTTCTAATTCTACTGATGCTGGAACTGCCGTTCTTGGTTTATATCCATAGGATTGTGCTATGTTGTAAACATTTTTCTTTTCTTCTGCATAGTTCAATAAAGTTTCTCTATATTGATTATCAACATAATAATTCAATACATCTCCAACATAAGATGCCATTTCAACAAACATCATACCTGGTGATGATTCGTTAAAGTCATTATATTGTGTTGGGAAATAAGTTTTTGCAAACTCAATTAGATTTTGTCTAACTGATGAGAAATCTCTACCAAGATAACTTACTTCTTTTTTAACTACTTTTTTATTTGTGTTGTAATCAACCGCCATTTTATTCTCCTACTTCAAAGGTAAATGTAATTGTATCCAGAGAGTCTGGTTCAAGTGTTGTAGAATATTCTAATGATGTTAAAACCTGATTAGGATTTCTATCATCTTGCACTACAACTAAATTATTTACATTAACATAAGGTAACCAAGTAGATAAAGATTCTCTAATGTCATTTTCTACATTTTCTAAACTTGTTGGTGTTATCTGTTCAAACAAAAGACTTTTCAAATTAGAACCGAAGTTCGGTTGAAAAACTCTTTCACCTTTTTCAGTTAACAATAAATTTCTAATATTAGATTTTACTTGTTGTCGAATGGTTTTCGTTCTACGAAAGAAACCTTGTGAACTATAATCTAATGGAAATTCTATTCCAACATAAATGTCGTCATCTCTATCTATTTCTCTAACATTTGCCATTATGGTCTAAAGTTCTCACCTTTTTTCTTATTGTTTATTGCTTTCATCAAACCAGAATAATCACGAGTTAATGCGTTCACCACATCTTCTGGAACTTGGTCTACATTAACACCTTGTTTCTTGATTGTTTGGACTGCTCCAACTTCTCGTTTCATTTCTTTATTACCACCTCGACCTAAGTCTCCGTATCCCAAAACATCTGCCATATTGTCAGAACCCAATACACCACCACCTAATGTTGGATATTCGTCTTGTTCTTGACTACCCAATGGTTTGGTTTGGTTCAATACTTCGTTCAATGCTTTGTTTGATGTGTATTGTTTTTTTGGTTTTTGTTTGACTTTCGGTTTAGGTGAAATCGTTTCTGCTAATTTGATTTCTTCTTTGTCATTAATAAATATCTCACTCAGTTGTTTTTTGATTTCTTTACGGACAACTAATTCAATTATTTTTACTAATTCATTTTTCTTCATTACTACTCCTATTCGGTGTTTACTTTTTTACTTAAAATAAATTTTTCATTTTCTTCTTTAAAATAATTCTCTAATGCAGTTGCAGTTACCGTAAGACCAGCACTTGAACCTGGATTGGCACTTGCATAAGATGTTATTACATCTCTTAATAAACTTATAGTATCTTTTAGTAAATCACTTAGATTACTACCTAAAGGAACTGGTTGATTATCATTACCACCCAATACTACTTTATCAGCATAAACATTAAATTGTTTTCTTCCGTGAAACACAATATTATCTGATTGTATTGTTATTTGTGGTTCGTCAACATTATCTATTTCTTCGTTATTGTAATTAAAAGAAACTCTTTCCTTTGTCGTTAAATAAATAGAATTAATTTCAGTATTAAGGTTTTCTTGATAGTAAACATTTTCATCATTACCTATATCACTAATACCGGAAACTATTTTAACATTAGGTGAATCTATAAAATCAGAAGTTCGTGGGTCGTTAAAAAAATCTTCAGATTGATTACTACCTAAACGAATTGAGTTTCCAAATCTACCTTGTAAAATAGTATCACCTTCTCTGGTGATTAATTTTTTTGAACCATTAGGATTTTCTGTAAAGTATTTACCAAGTTGAAAATCTTCTACTGGTTTGGACGCATAAGAACTAATATTTGGTTTAGTGTTTGCTATTGGTGAGTTCTGAATGTTTAACTTGGACATATAATAATACTTACCCAAGAACTCGGTTCCCAATACCACTTCACCTCTTACTGGTATTTGTAAATTATTAGGGTCAAGTGGATAAAATAAAAATGTTTGTTCTATTGGACTATTTTGTTGCGACACGACATACCTACCACTAACGGCAGTAGCGTTAGAATCATTGACATCAGTCAATACATCTAAAACCTCTACGGGTTCAAAATTTAACATTAGTTTTCCTTACTGATAGAACTTTCTATTTCGTCTTTCTTGATTTGTAACTCTTGTACATCTGATTCTATTGCGTCCATAAGTTGTTGTTTTTCTTGTTCAGATAAACCAAACTCATCTCCCGAATCAGATGATACTCTTTTTTCTGCTGCTATAATTCTTTGAACGACGGTTGCTAATTTAACAAGTTGTTCATCGTTCTTGACATTGATTTCTAAATATTCTTTTAACATAGGAATTATCTGAACTGCTGTATCTCCATCTTTGATAAATCCCACAACCTCTTTCATCAATACTTCTAATTGAGTTTTATTGGTTTTGGAATTATCGTAGATGTCTTTGAATACATCAGATAAGGTTTTTCCTTCAAATATTTCGTAATCTTTTGCCATAAATTTTACCTAACAATAAATAGTAAGATGTCAAAAAATAGGAATATATATTTATATATTGGTTGATTTTTTTAGATTTACTATATAGTTATTATACGAAATCGGTTTCAAGACCGATTTTTGTTCATTTAAAGGGGGAAACTAAAATGAAAGACACAATCAAAATGATTATGGA